AAAAAAAAACCGCCCGAAGGCGGCTTGAAGTTGCTTTGTTGTTTCGGCGCTACAATCCGAAGACTTTTGCATTCGCTATCATGTAAGCAACGGCGGTTGTTCCGTAGTCTTTCGCCAGCGTTGCCCGGCTAACTTCTTGCAGGTCGCCCCGTTCGCAAAGCGTCTTCAAGGCCCGTTTTATTGCACCGCTTGACCCAATGCGGTCTTTGCGGAAAACAGCAACGGCGGCTAGTTTGCGTTGAACGAAGCTATAAGGAACAATGCGGTTCGAATGCAAATTCGACATACCTTCGCCCGCATACTTGACAACTTCCGGCCAAGGCGAAACGACAAATTCTTTCATCGTCGAAATTACCTTGGCAAGCTGTTTCGTTTCGTCGTTGTCTATGCCAATTTCGCCAGCGTTGAAGCGGTCTAGCAGATTGCGAACGTCTGCGACAATAAGATTCGTCGCCCATGCTGCAACGTCTGCGGAAATAACCGGGTTGTAAGGGTTGCAGCCAACGGCAACCAACGCCGCAAGCTTCATTGCTTTAATATGCGCCCGGTTCCACAAATGGCGGCGAACTTCTTTATCTGAACTGTTGATGTTCAAATCGCAATGTCGGTCAAATTCATCGAACATTGCTTTCGCTTCCGGCGCAAATCCAACATGCACGGCCTTATGTTGGCTGTTCAACATTAGCGCGTGCGCGCAGACGGTCGAAAGCTTGTCGATAACTTCGAAGCTTGGTTGCGCGTGCGTATGATGCGGATTCAATGCCGGGCGGTCGCCGTGATATTCAATCGTCGTAAAGCGCGGCAACAGACCTTCGGAAATCAAGCCTTCGTGCAAGCCTTCGTAAAACTTTTCTGGCGTTGATTCGCCAAGAATCGTAAAAGACGGCGCAAGAACTGCCGACGTATTCTTTTCGCGGTCGGAATAAATCGACGGCCTTAAAACTTTACCTTCGCCGCTTTTGTTGTATGCGTCCAACATGAAACGACGAAGCCCCAACAAATGCGAAGGGGCATTCGGGCTTGCCATTTGTTGAAGATAGATACCGAATTCGCCGACCATGCTAACAAAGCTTGTCGGGCCTTTCGACATATACTTAATAACAGCTTGCGACGATGCGATTTCAGAAGGGCCGATAAAATCCGTTGCAGCGGGAACAGTTCGAATGACTGCGCCCATAAGCTTATCGACGCCGCTTGCGATTGCTTCTTTACCCGTTCCGGTAGGCGCTAGAAGCATGACGTAATGATTAAGGCCGGTTCCCGATACGTTGTAAGCCCTGCCCACAATACCGGCCATCAAACCAAGCGCGCCGGCCAAGGCGATTTCGGGCACCGGGCGCGGCGCTTGCTGGAAGATGAATTGCGCGATTTCGCCGACCAATCCGGGCGGAACCGAATAAACATCGCTTTTCGGCTTCGGCATTTCAACTTGTCGAACTTGCGAAGCAATCTTCGGGGCCATTGCTTGCGCTTGTTCTTCGCGTTGCTTGGCTTCAATAGCTGCGTTAAGTTGGTTGCGCAATCCGTCAATATCGACGGGCGGCAACATGCGGTCGAAACACTTGTTCAACATATACGAAACGTAATCGTTACGCTTCGCCTTTTCCCGTTGCCCAAGGCCAGACGCGCGGAATATTCGGGAAATCTGCGCCCGATTTTGCGAATAAAACGCGACAATATCAACCAACGCGAAATCGGCTTCGGATTGCGATTGGTAATAGTCTTGCCAGTTGCCCGCGTAAAGGTCGGCAAACTTCTTGCCGTTGGCTGCGGCAGTCGCGCGGGCTATAACTTCTTCGTCGCTTTCTTTCGCTTCGGCGACGCCAGCATATACGGCGGCAGCGACCGAACCCGAACCCATTTGCGACCAAAGAATATTCAACAGTTCGTTATATTCGCGAATTGGTGCGTTGCGGTAAATGTCGCCGGTCATCGTCATATAACGCGCCGACGAATAGATTTCAATATGGGAACGGCGACGCCCGGAAGGCAAAGCGCCTTTGATGATGATATGAAGACCGGAACCAGACGGCGAACGTTCGGCGAACGAATCGAATTCGTTGTAAATCTTAATTTGACGGTCTAACGCCGTTTGGTCGCCCTTTGTATCGTCCAAGTCGATAAAAGCGAACGGGTCGGCTTCGGTCAATACGAAGCCAATTCCGTTATACCAATTCGTTGTCGTTAGAACGTGCGCCGCTTGTTCAAAGCTGGCCCATGTATTCGGGTCGGTTACGCTGGCAAGCTTGCCGGTAAGCGGCGAATAAGGAACCTTCGTCGGCTTCGGCCCGTCTATATCTTCAAAACGCCAACAAACCCATTGTTTATAAATCCGCATTTCCTGCGGTATGTTTTCAATTGTCATTGTTCCGCAAGCCCTTGTCGATTTTGTTATAGCTTGCAACTGTAATTGATACTTCGTCGCCTGCCTTCAATAGTTTTCGGATAAGTTCATGCGATACGCCGCATTCGCGCCCCAAGGTGCGAAGCGACTTCGCTTCCGCTGCGGCCCGAAGCCGCTTTATCAGTTCGTCTAGTTGCATTCCGCACCTTCTACCGTGTTTCATGTATTGCCCGCATCATACCCGCCGTGTTTCCTACTGTCAATGCCTATTGACAACCTACCGAGTTCCCCTTATGATGCTCTACAGCAACGGCATGGGGCCGGGGCATCGAACATAGGGGCTTCGCATGAACCAACCGAACGAACAACGACCCTTCGACTATGTAGCCGAAGCGCATTTGACCGCATCGCCGCACTTCTACGGCGACCGCGTACCGCTGGCGCACTTTGCCGCCGTTCTTCAAGACGCAATCGACGCACTTTCCGCGCTTGACCGTATTAAAAAGGCGCTTTTCTACGGTCGCGACCTTGGCCCGCTGGCGTTGGGCGTTCGCGACGTTTCGCAGAATTGCGCGAAGCTTCCCGACTGGATTTCCGACGTGCCGGAAGAAGACGAAAAGGCCCGCAATATCATTCATGCAATTATCGGCAAGGCGACCGAAGCGGGCGAACTTCTGGAACTGTTGCACAAAACCGCCGTTCATGGCGAACCCTTCGACGTTGCCAACGCTGGCGAAGAAGTCGGGGACGGCTTTTGGTACGATGCGCTTTTGGCCCGCGCTTGTGGGCTGACGTTCGACGGCATCCAGCGAACCAACATCGCGAAGCTTCGTCATCGCTTCCCCGAACGTTTCACCGAATACGACGCGAACAATCGCGACCTTTTCGGCGAACGTCGTATTCTGGAAGAAGGCAGCAACGAAAAAATTTCCGAAACCGCTTGACAACATCGAAGGGCCGTCGTATAGTTCAACCATACCGGCGCAATTGTGCGGCGGCCTAACCGAAAAGGAACCGAAATTATGTCATTCAACGAAACCGCAAATCGCGACGCTAAGATTCTGGCTTGGGAAGCCGCAGTTAAGGCGCTTGCCGCTGCGAAAGACGCCGAAGCCGCGTTGCGTCACGAAGTCTTGGCCGAAGCCTTCCAGTTCGACCCGGAAGCCCTGCGCGAAGGAACCGAAAACTTCGAACTTGGCAACGGCTACAAGCTGAAAGCCGTTTTCAAGATTTCGCGCAATCTGAACAACGAAAACGACGCCGTTGATAAGGTCTTGTCGAAGATTGAAAAGGCCGGGGCTGAAGGCCAGTTTATCGCCGAACGTCTGGTTAAATGGAAGCCGGAACTTTCCGTTTCCGAATACAAGAAGCTTCCCGAAAAGTTCAAGAAGATGATTGACGAAGTTGTTACTTCGAAAGAAGCTGCGCCGTCGCTTGAACTGGTCGCGCCGAAATCGAAGTAATGCGGCGACGGGAAGAACAATCGGCCTTAGCCCTTATCGAACGATTCTTGAAAGATAAGGGCGGGCTAACTTCCTATCAGTTGGCCGAACTTTTGGGCATCAATATTCGAAACGTTCGGCCTTACTTGAAAATTCTTCACGAAAGAAAAGCCGTATTCGTTGAAGATTGGAAGACGCCCAAACTTGGGCACGGCCCGAAAGTTCCGGTTTGGCGCTTGAACGAATACGGCGACGGCGAAGACGAACCTTATCCGAAGGCAACAAGCCCACAAGCAAGGGCGCGAATTTATAGGAAGCGAAGAAATGCAAATGTCCAATTTAAAGCCAGCTTCGGAACTGGCGCAACGCTTCGGCGTTAAGGCGCTGGCCTATGGCCCGCCCGGCACCGGCAAGACGCCGCTTATCAAGACCGCGCCCCGGCCCGTTCTTTGCGTCGTAGAACCCGGCATGTTGTCAATGCGCGACGCAACGAATATTCCGGCTTGGGACGCATACACGCCGGAACGTATCGACGAATTCTTTAAATGGCTGTTCGAATCGCGCGAAGCTGCGAACTTCGATACGGTCGGCATTGATTCGGTTTCGCAATTGGCCGAAATCATTTTGACGCAAGAACTTAACCGTAATAAAGACGGTCGCAAGGCTTACGGCGAAATGTCGCGTCGGGTAATGGATATTATCAACAAACTTTATTACCTGCCGCAAAAGCATATCTATTTGATTGCGAAGCAAGTTACCGCTGACGAAAACGGCGTAGCTATGAAACGCCCGTATTTTCCGGGTCAAGATTTGAACGTAAAGGTTCCGCACCTTTACGACGAAATTTTGCACATTGCCGAAGCGAATATTCCCGGCACGGCAAAACCTGTTGTCGCAATTCGCGCGCTTCCGACGTTTGGAATCATGGCGCGCGACCGTTCCGGGCGTCTTGCTGAACTTGAACCGCCGAATCTTGGCGAAGTTTTCAAAAAATGCATGTCGTAACGCGAAAACGTGTTATGATTCTGTATAGGCGAAATCAACGGCCTTTAACGGTTGAAATCTTTTCGAAAAGGTGAAACACAATGGCACAACTTCTGCAAGCGTTCAACGCGCAACAATACGACCCGACCCAAGGCGTTGGCGGTCTTCCGGTCGGCAAGCATCCCGTTATTATCGAATCGTCGGAAGTCAAGGCGAATTCGAAGAACGACGGCGGTTATCTTCAACTGAACTTGAAGATTATTGACGGCCCTTCCGCTGGCAGCGTCGGCGCTTACCGTCTGAACCTGTACCATCAAAACCAACAGACGGTCGAAATTGCGCACCGTCAGCTTTCCGCCGTCTGCCACGTTGTCGGCGTCTTCAATGTGCAAGATACGCAGCAATTGCACAATATCCCGTTTATCGTCGAAGTCGATTTCCAAAAGGGCGACGAAGCGCGGCAAAAGGGTTATACCGAAGTTAAGCGCGTTTTCGACATTAACGGCAACGAACCCGGCAAGGCGGGCCAAGGCCAGCAGCAAGCCCAACCGCAAGGCTTCGGCCAGCCGCAGCAGCCCGCTTGGGGCCAGCCGCAGCAGCCCCAACAGCCCGCAGCGCAGACGCAGCAGCCCGGCAACGGCCCGGCTTGGGGCGGTCAGCCTGCGCAGCAACCGCAACAGCCCGCCGCCCCGGCTGGCAACGGTGCGCCCGCTTGGGGCCAGCCGCAGCAGCCCCAACAGCCGCAGCAACCGGCAGGCAATGCCCCGGCATGGGGTCAGCAACAAGGCGGCGCAGCCCCGGCAGGCGGCGCACCTTGGGGCCAACGTTAATTCGTAGCGTGCAACGGGGCTTCGGCCCCGTTGTTTCTGAAACATAAGGAAGAAGAATTTATAGAATGAACCGAATTAAAGACGCATTGCCAACGCCGACGCATTGCGATAACTGTTGTTCGTTGAATATCGAATTAACGACGAACGATAGAATTTACGGCAGGATTTACGGCGAATGGCCGAAAATCTATTATTGCAACGATTGCCGCGCGGCGGTCGGTTGTCATCCGGGCACCGTAATTCCGTTAGGGCGAATGGCCGACCGCGCAACGCGGCAGCTTAGAACGAAGGCGCATGAAGAATTCGATAAGCTTTGGCAAAGCGGTTTAATGCCGCGTTCCAAGGCTTACAACTGGCTTGCGCTAACCTTGGGAATCGACCCGTCGCAATGCCATATTTCATGGCTAAGTAAAGACCAATTGAAAGACGTTGCGACGCTTTCGGCGGATTACTTTTCAAACAACTATGCCGCATTAGTTCGGCGCAAGGCGAAGAAAGATGAAAAATCAAGAAAGCAATTTGAACGCGAACAGCGCGAAGAACAACGAAGAACCGCCGAAGGTATCCGACGCCGGAAAGCAAGCCGTTAGCCTTGACGCGCCGGGCGTTGCAAAGGCACTTGCAAAACGCATTCTTGAAGACATTGACGAATATTGCGTTCGCACTTACGACGGCGGGCACCGTTCGCACCTTGGCGCAAGCCTTATCGGTCGCGAATGCAAGCGTTATCTTTGGTATATCTTTCGCTGGTGTCTTCACGAAAAGACAACCGGGCGGCAACAACGCTTGTTCAATCGTGGGCATCGCGAAGAAGCCCGGTTCGTTGAATGGCTGGAAGGCATCGGCTTTAAAATTTGGTTCGAAAACTACGAAGGCTTCGCGTATCATGCCGAAAGCGATTCGTATTGCATTCTAGGCCCAAACGAAGAAGGCGACGGGCTGGCCGAACGCATTTTGCCGGAAAACCCGGCGTTTCGTGCCCACATTGCCCGCGCCAAAGCTGACGGGCTGGAATTCCCGCAATATCGCATTTCCGACGTTATGGGTCATTTCGGCGGGTCGCTTGACGGCATCGCAATTTTGCCCGAACGCTACGGTATCGAAGAACCCGTTTTGTTGGAATTCAAGACGAACGGAACCGGCGCGGGTTTTAACAAACTGGCAGACGACGGAATGCCAATCGCAAAGCCCGAACATTTCGCGCAAACTTCGACGTATGGCAAGAAATACAATTTTCGTTATTGCGTTTATTTGAACATCAACAAGAACGACGATTCATTGCATGTTGAAGTCGTCAAGCTGAATCATCAACTTGGCAAACAAATGATTATCAAGGCCGAACAAATCATTACGTCGCAGACGCCGCCCGCGCGCTTGTCGGATAATCCGACGTTTCATAAATGCGGCTATTGTGCAATGAAAGATATTTGCCACAAAGGCGCGATTCCCGAAAAGAATTGCCGAAGCTGCGCATTTGCCCGGCCAGTCGAAAACGCGAATTGGTTTTGCGAAACGCATAACGCGATTATTCCGAAAGAATATATCCCGCAAGCTTGCGGAAACTATAAGGCGATAACGCAGAATGTCTAACGTAGTTTATGCGAATCGTTGGTATCAAGACGAAGCCGAATTCGCAATCTTCGATTACTTCCAGCGGGGCGGGGCGGGAAACCCCGTCGTCGCCATGCCGACCGGAACCGGAAAGTCGGTTGTAATCGCGAACTTTATTAAAAAGATTTTCGGATATTGGCCGAATCAACGTGTAATGATGCTTACGCACGTTAAGAAGCTGATTTCGCAGAATGCCGAAAAGCTTTTGTCGGTTTGGCCGGTTGCGCCAATGGGCATCTATTCAGCGGGTTTAAATTCGCGCGATATGATTATGCCTATCGTATTTGGCGGCGTTCAATCCGTCGCAAAGGCAATTGAACGCGCGTTGAAACAAACGGATAACACGCCGCCGCATTTGCGCCATTTTGGATGGCGCGACTTGCTGATTATCGACGAAGCCCATTTGTTAAGCCCCGACGAAGATACGCAATACCAATACGTTATCGCAGAATTGAAGAAAATAAATCCGTATCTTAAAGTAATCGGATTTACTGCGACGCCGTATCGGCTTAAACAAGGCATGATTACCGACGAAGGCGGGATTTTTACCGATGTTTGTTACGATATAACCGGCATCGAAGCTTTTAACCGTCTTATTGCCGAAGGCTATTTGTCGCCGCTGATTTCGCGCCCAACAACAACGAAAGTCGATACGTCAAACCTTGGAATTTCAAGCGGCGATTTCAACAGCAAACAAGCCGAAGAAGAAGCCGAAAAAGTTATTTACAAAGGTTTGCGCGAAACTTGCGAACTTGGTTACGACCGGCGACATTGGCTTATCTTCGCCGCTGGCGTTAAGAACTGCGAACATATCGCCGCCATTTTAAATTCGTTCGGCATTCCGGCCATTGCCAGCCATTCGAAGATTAAAGACGACGAAAACGATAAGCGAATGGCGGCGTTCGAAGCTGGCGAATATCGCGCCCTTGTGGGCATGAACAAATATACGACGGGTTACGACTTCCCGGCAATCGACCTTATCGCCGACTTTCAGCCCACAACAAGCCCCGGCAAACACGTTCAAAAGGGCGGGCGCGGTACGCGACCAAGCCCCGAAACCGGCAAGGAAAATTGCTTGTTCCTTGACTTCGCCGGAAACGTTCGACGCCTTGGGCCTATCAACGACCCGGTTAAACCGCGCAAGCCCGGTAAAGGCACGCCCGGCGACGCGCCGGTTCGTATTTGCGAAAACTGCGGCGTCTATAATCATGCTTCGGCGCGCTTTTGTTGCAACTGCGGAACCGAATTCACGTTCGAAACCAAAATCTTTGCAAGTTCGTTTCAAGGCGAAGTTATCCGTTCCGACGCGCCGGTTATTGAATACTTCAACGTTCAAAAAGTAATTTACAACTTGCACGAAAAACGGAACGAACAAGGCGTTTTAGCTTCGCCGCCTTCGATGAAAGTTTCGTATTTCTGCGGCTTTCAAATGTTCAACGAATGGGTTTGTCTTGAACATCCCGGCCTAGTCGGCAAGCGCGCCCGCGATTGGTGGCGGCAACGGCACGCCGAAGAACCGCCGCCGACGACTTACGAAGCTTTGCGCCGTGTATCAGAATTGCGGGTTCCGAATCGAATTCGCGTTCATACAAATAAGAAGTATCCTGAAATTCTTTCCGCTGAATGGTGAAACATGACAAACGAAATTACCAAATCGCCCGATTCGAACGTAGAAAAGAACCGCGAAATGTTATTGCAACGTTCAATCGTCGGGCTTGCAAAATACGGCGTAACGACCGACAATAACCCGCTTTCGTTGCGCGAATGGCTGCAACATGCGCTAGAAGAAGCCTTGGATATGGCGAACTATCTTCAAGCGGCGATTTCCAAACTTGACCAAGAAGGGGCGAAACATGACAACAACGCAAATTGAAAATAACGTTCCAATTCCCGAAGAAGCCGCCGCGCCAGCGCCAGCGAAGAAGCATCGCGCCCGGCGTCAAAGTGCCAAGAAGACCGCAGCCCCGAACCCTGCGGCGTCTTTGCTTGTAGCTTTGAAGTTTATTGCCGTTGCACAAAAGAAGGCGGGCGCGCCGAACCAACAATTCGGCATCATTTCCGGCAATTGGGCGGCAGCGTCGAACGGAATTCTTACCGTTGCAACAAAAGTCGAAGAAGACTTGAACGCTTGCCCGCATACGTTGCAGCTTATCGACGCGCTTTCGAAAGTCGGCGAAGAACTGTCAATTACGCAACTTTCGCCGAATGCGCTTACCGTTGTTTCTGGCGCATTCAAGGCGCTTATTCCTTGCGCAGACTTCAACGAGCTTTCGATTACCGGCCCGGATGAAAACATAGCAGTAATCGACGACCGAATTAAAACGGCCTTCGAAGCGGTTATGGGGCTGGCGACTGACGGGGCGCAACATGCGCACCTTGCCGGGGTCTTACTGCAAGCCGGAAGCGCCGTAGCGACCAACGGGGCCGCGTTGCTGGAATACTGGCACGGCATAGACCTTCCGCCCGGCCTATTGATTCCCAAGGCGTCGGCGGTCGCCATTGCCAAGGCAGACAAGACGCTTACCGGCTTCGGCTTTTCGTCATCGTCTGCGACGTTTTGGTTCGAAGATGGTTCGTTTATAAAGACGCAACTTTTCGCCGAACGTTACCCGAATTATCAAACGGTTTTCGACTGCGAAAGCGTGAATCCTTGGCCTTTGCCCGATGAATTTTACAAGGCAGTTCGCGCAATCGAAAGCTTTAGCCGAAACGGAATTGTTTTCTTCGAAAATGGTTTCTTGTCTTCCAACGAACGCGAAACCGAAGCTTCGACTTACAAAATTGAAGGCTTGCCCGAAGGCATGGGCTTTAACGCAAAGCTTCTTCTTGCCGTCGAACATGGATTTAAAAACGTTCATTTTGACGCCGAAAAGAACAAAGCTTATTTCTTCGGTGAAAACCTGCGCGGCGTTTTAATGGGAATTGACAGACGAAGCGAAACAGCGTATAATGCCGAAGACGACCAAAACGACGACATACCGTTTTAAGGAAAAATAAAAGATGCTAGACGCGAACGGCTTTATCGTAACAAAAGCGAACCGCAAAATCGACAAGCTTTCGTCGGCAATGCGGCTTGCGCTTCGGCCTGTTGAATTTATGACAGACGAAGAACTAATGTCGGTTCCAGCCGGAAGCGTCTTCGTCTTTGACGTTGAAACTTACCGTAATTTTTTCTACGTCGCGTTTAAATGTCTTGCGAACGGAAAGTTTGTAGCTTTTGAACGTTCGCCCGACTTTGACTTTAACCCAATGAAGCTTCGTTGGATGCTTTGGCGCTTTTGCCTTGTGGGCTTCAATAGTTCGACTTACGATATTCCAATGGTTGAACTTGCCGCCGCTGGTTTAAGCTGCAACGACCTTAAAGAAGCGTCGGATTTCATCATCAAAAGCGGGCAGAATTGGGGAACGAAAAAGGTTACGCCGTTTGATATTGAAAAGAAATATCGAATTCAAATCGGGCGTTACAATCATATCGACTTGTTCAACGTCTGCCCGGTAAATGGCGGCGTATCGGCTAACCCGGCTTCATTGAAGCTTTACGCCGGGCGCTTGCACGCGGCGCGAATGCAAGACTTGCCGTTTCCAGAATCGCACATTTTAACGGCGGAAGATGCCGCTATAGTGCGCCCGTATTGCTGCAACGATTTAGCGAATACCGAACTTCTTTTTAACGAACTTGCGCCCGAACTTAAATTGCGAATGGAAATGTCCGACGAATACGGCATAGACCTTCGCAGCAAATCGGATGCCCAAGTAGCCGAAGCCGTAATTAATAGCGAACTGCAAAAGGTTCTAGGCTATTATCCGCGCAAGCCCACACTAGAAGCCGATACGGTCTTGGCTTACAACGTGCCCGACTTCATTTCGTATCGGTCGCCGCAGCTTCAAGCCGTATTGCAGACGGTACGCGACGCGCGCTTTTACCTCGACGGCTTGGGTTCGCCAATCATGCCGCCCGAACTGGAAAAGCTTAAAGTAAGCATCGGCGGCAGTATTTATAAACTTGGCATGGGAGGGCTTCATTCGAACGAAAAGAAAATAGCCCATTTCGCAACCGATGAAATTATTATCGCGGATAACGACGTAGAATCGTTTTATCCGCGCATCATCCTTAATCAAAGGCTTTTCCCGCCACACTTGGGCGAAGCATTCTTGCAGGTTTATAACCAGATTGTCGAAACCCGCATTCATGCAAAGGCGGAAGCTGCAAAGGCCAAGAAGGCGGGCGACAAGGCCGGGGCGAAACGCTGGAAGACAATTGCCGATAGCTTGAAGATTACGATTAACGGAAGCTTCGGCAAACTTGGCAACAAATATTCGACGCTTTACGCGCCGCAACTTATGTTGCAAGTTACGATTACCGGGCAACTTGTTTTGCTTATGCTTATCGAAATGTTAGAAGAAGCGGGCATTTCGGTTATTTCTGGCAATACAGACGGCATTGTTTCGAAGTATCACAAAGACCGGCATAACGAAGTAAGAGCGATTATTGCTGAATGGGAACATCGAACCAACTTCAAAACCGAAGAAACGCGATACAAGGCAGTTTATAGCCGCGACGTTAATTCCTATATCGCAATCAAGGAAGACGGCGGCGACCCCGAAGCGCGCTTCTTAGACGAACAATTAGGATGCAAGACCAAAGGCACATATTCCGAACGCGGTTCCGCTTTGAATTCGATTCTTTCAAAGAACCCGGAAACGCTGATTTGCACAGACGCTGTTTTGCAGTATTTAAAGAACGGCGTTCCGGTCGAAAAGACGATTCGCGATTGCAAAGATATTCGCCGTTTCGTATCTGTCAAAAACGTTAAAGGCGGCGGCGAAAAGAACGGCCTTTATCTTGGCAAGGTCGTTCGTTGGTATTATCCGAAGGGCGAAGCCGGTTATATTGCCTATGTGGGCAGCGGAAACAAAGTCGGCAAGACGGAAGGCGCACGGCCTTTAATGGATTTGCCCGAAGAATTCCCAAGCGATGTTAATTACGATTGGTATGTCAAAGAAGCAATCGAAATGCTTTACGATTGCGGGGCGTTGCGAAAAGCCGAAACCGCTTCTCTATTCTTCTAAAGAAAAAGCCCGCCGAAGCGGGCTTTTGATTAATACAAATTTATTATTCCGCCTGCGACAAAACCTTTTCGCGTTGCGTTGGCGTAATCAACAAGACCGTTTGTTATTCCGAACTTACCTTCGGAAGTTGCCCCGGAAAGATAAGCGGAATAAATTTTGCGTTTGATTACAACGTTTCCGGTTTTTCCGTTCAGAATATCGCGATAAACGAAACCGTAAATATCATCGTCGCCGCTGGCCGGTGCAATTGTTTTTGCGCCGGTTCGTTTGACAAATCGCCCCGCCTGAATCGTCGCGCCGGTTGAATTCAGCATTCGCCGCGTAAATCCGGTATTAGGGTAAATTTCCAATTGAATATCTTTTTCGGAAACCGGATTGTTCGTAATGCTGGCATTGATTGCAGCAATAATCGTTGAATTGCTAACCGCCGTCAAGTTCGTATTAAAAACGTGACTTTGACCGGCGATTGTCAATGTTTTATTTACGGTCGAACAGTCACCAAGACGCGCGCCAAGGCTTTTTGTCGTTCCAGTTTTAACCCACAAATCACCCCGGCCCAATTCATCAACAGCGCCGAAGATAACCGCCGCCGCTGTTCCAGAAACAGCCGCGCCGGGCGTAGTGGCAAGAACAATCATACCTTCGGGGTCGCTTTGGAATATCGGCCCGGCATGAACGCCGCCGATTTCCCAACCGAAGCGGTCTTTTGCTTTGTCGGTTACAACTTCGCCGCTTCCGGCGATAGTTTGAAAAATCAAATTGAAATCGCAATTATTCAACACAAGACGACCAACCGCCGTAGGTTCCAACGTTTGCAAATAAACGCCAAATTGCGTATTATCCGGCGAACGGCAACCGGACATTTCAACCAAGAAAGGTTTGTAGCTGTTCGGAATTGTTGGAAACGAAATCGTCGGGCCTGTATTGTGAAAACCAAACGCCGCCGTTGAAGCGTTCGGATTCAAATGTTCGGCAATAACGTCTTCAAACTTGATTGTTTCGCCGCTAGAAACGCCGCAACCGAAAATCCAAGTGTTTTGGTTTTCACCGGCAACAAGCTTCATTCGTTTGAACAATTGCCGAAGGCGTCGGTTTTGCTGTTTGCCTTCCGGGAGGCTTGCGCGGTTTACGTCGTCGGAATGAATGCAATATTCACCGGCCCAAGAACCGCCGTCGCCAGTATCCGAAACAATCGTACAATCAAGAAACTTTGTTTCTTTGTGGGCTTCAAGCATTGCGTCGGTATCGTTGTTTTCTTTAACGATAATAGTTCTATCAACACCGTTGCCGCGAACCGAAACAAATTCAGGAATTTCAAGAAACGTTGCGTTATAAGTTCCGTCGTCAATCAAATCAATCAAAATTTGGTTGTTGTAATGCGAACGGTTGCAAGTTTTGTCGGCTGGCGAAATGTGCAAGCTTTCAACAGCGGCCCGAAGCGTCGTATAAGTTTGACCCGCGCCGACCGGGATTCGTTCATGCCATATATCGCGCTGCAAATAATCCGAAATTTGTTCATCGGACAAAGTGCGCTTTTTACTGATTCCGGCTTGAACCATTGTTGTATAAGCGTTTGCCGAAAACGACGGGTATTGCGACAAATCAAGCGTAGCAACGGCGTAAATATTCGACTTGTTGGAAATTGCCGCGTCGGACAATTTAACTTGTTTCGGAACCATTGCGGCAAATTGCGAAACTGTTTCCGATGCCGAAGCAATCGAATACGAATAACGGCAAACATTAAGACCGGAAGTAAGGTCGTGAATTGTGAAAAGAAAGCGCGTCAAAGGCAAACCGGCGAACTGTTCAACCGAAAAGCCGTTGATAATGTAATCATGCGTCGGGTCGCAACCGTACATCCAAATTTCTTTAACGCACTTGCGCAAAAGTTCCGTCGTCATTTCATCAACAAACGGAACTTTCAAACCGGAAGTAAGAAGCGAATTTGCATTAAACTTCGCGTCGATTTTTGAATTAACAGAAGCGTCGGAAGCGGTCGAAGAACCAAACGCAAGCGCGTTAATTCCGGTCGTTGAATAAGTTTGGCTGTAAATGGCCCAATTTGCCGGGGCGGTTGTAAAGTTGATTACAAGCGTTCCGGTAATGCCCGAACTGTTCAGCGAAATAAGCGAAAATTCTTTCAAGCCGGAATAACTGGAAACTTCCGAACCTGTTTGAAATTTTGCAACTTCGCGGGCGTTAGTTCCGTTTGCGTCGTCAGATTCGACGACGACAAAGTTAAATCGCGAACCAACGTCGTTATAAAAAAAGTTGGAAACATGATAAAACTTTTGCATGTTTGCGCCAAAAAGCCGCAAGCTTTCGACGTTTTGCAAAACCGAATTTACGCCCGGATTGAAGAACGGGATTTTTTCAAGGGCTGTCGTCCGGCCTTCGACAACTGCAACACGGTCGAAAGACGAAGCAACCCAAGACCCGGCCCCCGAAGCGCCGGTTTTGCGATAAAGGCCGTTGTTCGCCGCCGTGCTGTCGTTGGTGACATAGCCGACCGTATCGGCAGGATGCGCCAAATCGGCATCTAGAAGCGCCTTGGTTGCCTTGCCAACGACGCCGCCAGCCGATACCCCCGCCGCCGCTGCAATCGCGGCGTCGCGGGCTGTCTCCGCCGCCGTCTTGGCGCTTGTGGCATTGGTTGCCCCGGTCGAAGCGGTCGAAGCCGACCCCGCCGCCGCCGTAGCGGAAGCCGCCGCCGCCGTTTTGTTGGCTTCGGTTATTGCGATTGCGCCGGTTGCGTTAATTTCGCCTTCGACCCGTTCAAGGAAAGCCGGGACGCTTTCGACATTTTGACCGCTGGAAGAAGTGTAACCTTGTTCGTCATTGACGAACTTATCGAAGCGTTCTTCGTTTTCCTTGAAACGATTAATTGCTTCGTCAATGGGCAATTGGGACATTTTGCTTTCTCCAAGTTTAAACGACGTTGCCGTTTTCGTCAATGATACCATTAACGAAATCTTTGTCGTTGCTATAATATCTGTCGTCGTAATTTACGGCACGAACAACAGAAGTAAAATTAGATTGCGATTCTTTTTCACTAACCAAGAACGCATTTTGGCGCGATTCGTCATTGCCCACAAGAATAAAAGTTGTTCGGGCGTACAAATCATCGTCAAGGGCCAGCGGCAAACGCGGCGCACGCGACAAAACCAACTTACGGGGCGACGAACCGGCAACCGCTGGTATTGCGTCGATTGTTCCGTCGTAAAGTTGAATAAATGCGGTATAAGAAGACGAACCGCCAAAATTAAGATTTTGCGAAACGACAAGTTCTAAAACATTTTGCGAAATAACTTCGCCGTCTTGTGTATCCGGTCGCGTATTATCTGCAACCAAAATTCGGTCGTTATTTACCAACAAATCCGCTTCTTGCGTTGCCGTGAATTCGGTAATTACGTTTTGAAAACGAATCTTGTTCCAAATGCGCCAAGCGTGCATGTGCGCTTGAAACTTATTGCGAATTCCCAAGCTTTCAATTTCTTTTGCATTTACTGCCGAAAGGTCTTCGGGAATGTAATAAGTAACTTGCGCGTCGTCGTTTGGGTCGATGTATTTAAATGAAACCCCATCGTAATTGCCTTCATTACCAAAACGGATGGTTCGCGTTTCTGAACCCGGCAATTTGTTTCGATGATTGAACAACAACGTCGAATCTTCGGTTTGCTTTTCAAAAGAAAGCTTTATAATATTGCCGCGACGGTATGCCGTGCAAAATACGGCGTCGGCAATCGACTTAACTGTTTCTTCAAACGAAAGATTGTTCGAATCAAACGTATAACAAAATTCAGTCGCAAAACTACTTCCGAAGTAATCTTCAACTTCGGCAACCGCATTATAAACAGCGTCGAAGTCGATTTCGGAAGCTTGACGATTTCCGATATAAGCATCAAGGCAAACAGCGGAAATAATTTCGGCGGCGTTGTTCGTCGGGTAAAGTTCGCTTGTAAAAGTCGAACCGCTTACGCGAAGCGGAAGTTTTCGCGTTGCAAGCATGTTCAATTTTCGTTCTTTAAGCGCAAGTGCGCCGGAAGTAGCATAGGTTACGGCTTGAACGGTTGTAACGTTTCCAAAATGCGTTTTGGTTACTGGCGAAACGGAATAAACGTCGCGCCATTTGATTTCATCGACTACGGAACCTTCGAAAGCCAAATCGGAAGGCGTAACGCGACGCGCTCGAACGGCGCAACGCCCGATAAATGTGGGATTGGCTTTCAGCGTAACCGCCCGCGTGCTACGATATGTCGCGGAACCTTCGATAGTCGCTTGGAAGGTTTCAGCCGGGCCGCGCGCTGAATCGTCGGCGTTAAGCGGCGTTAATTCAATTTCGCAAGTAACGTCGAAGCGTTGTTGATTCTTGCCGTCGTCTTTGTAAAGGCCGTTTAATGCAACGAAGTTCGCGAATACTTGCGACAAATCGGTTTTTTCAAGAACGAAAGGCCCGACCCATTTAGGCCCGGTTGTTGAAAGAATTGGGCTAATGTAATTCGTAACAGTAATTGAACCCCATTGAGGATTAACAACCGAAGGATTAGAAAGCGTTACAACGGTATCAGAAACTGAAAGAATTTCATAAACGCCGGAAAGATTGTAAATTTCTGCGCCGTTCGGAACGCGAACGCGAACGCCTGCGCTTGTCGAAGTGCTGCCGTTGGCTTCCGACCATTTCGGATTTACCGAAGCGGGGGAAACTAGATTTATACGGCAATAATATTGCGTATAAGGTGCGCCGAATTCCGGCGTTATTGTTTCAGATTCAAGCGCAACCGAAGCAATTTCGTAAATGCCCGAAAGGTCATACGATGCCGAATAAAAGCCGTCGCCGTCGTATTGTGAAAACTGCGCGCCGGTCAAAACGCATTCTTTGCCAGCCGAATAAACGGAAGGCAGCGTAGAAGACGGAATTTCAAAACGAAAATAACCGCTGTTGAAGGCAACAATATTTCGCGTTTCGATCAAATAACTATCATATTCCGCAGCCCCGGCAACCGTAAGCGTATCGCCTGCGGCGAACTTGTCGGTAAAGTCAAGACCCGCAGCGGGGTTCAACTGAATTTCGTTTGGCGCAGAAAAACGAATGTTCGAATTGCCGCGCAAGTTTTGGTCGTTCGGTGCGCGCAATACTTGACCATTTACCGAATTCGAACGAACGACGTTCAAAATTGGCGTATTGATTGCGGTTCCGATTCTAAGTTGCGGCGCGTCGCCAGAATTCGGCGAAGTGAAAGGCGAATAAATTTCGACCGATGTTCCGGCAATATCAATTGCGCGCGTGGTATCATCGCGAACGCCAAGCGTCGGAACGTCGTATTCGCCGCGCCCGATGCACATATAAGAATATTCGACTTCTTCGTTATTTTCGAAGATTTTGTAAGGAACTGCGATAAGGTCGGGCGTAGAACGAACGGTTCCGTAAATATCGGGAATTCGTGCGTTCGGGCGCGGCTTATTGCTGCGTTCCGAAAGTTCGTTATTCGGCGATTGGTTTTGCGTATTGCGAAGCGTCGGCGTTGGCGGCTGTTGCGCTGCCATAACAACAGCCGCGACAACGACAACGGCAACAATTGCGACAATGATTGTTACCGGGTCGGCTGGATATACAACGACGTAAAAAGGCCCGTCTAGTTCGCCCAAACGTTTAATATCGCCTTCGTTGATAGGCGTCACGTCGGTTGCGGTTGAAACCTGTTCGTTATAAATTCGCGCAGTCGAAGGCCATTCTTCGAACTGTTGCATAAGAAAATCGCGAATATCCGAAACTTCGTGCGTCGTCCAAGTTTCGGGGTCAAGCGGATTTAAAGCCAACGTTACTTTTTTCATTTGTAAAACCCTATTCTTTCGAAGCCGCGCGAAGCAACGTCAATCGGTTGAAATTCTACGCCCATTTCGTGAATATGCAAAACGCGCCCGCGAAGAAAGATGCCCACATGGGGGGCGCTTCCCCGGCGTTGCATAAGCGCCAGACAAGGCGATTCCGGGGCTTCCAGCCGCACGAATTGCCGCCGTAGGTCAAAACGCACATGCCGCGTTTTGGGCGGTTCCAGAAGGCCCGCTAACTTGTGGGCTATGCTTTCGCCGGTCAAATGCTGCCAGACTTCCGAAGCAAAATGCGCGCAATTGTACGTTTCGCGATTGTATTTCTTTTTAAAAAATTCGTCAATCGACATAATCAATCCGTTATTGTCCAAGACGTTGCATTTATAAAGCCGCTTATTAAAAAAGCTTGAACGAATGCGGTTATATATTGATTATACGTTGTATTGTTCGATTCGACTTGAACTTTTATTGTTCCGGTATCTTCGACAAGCCTTATTTTCGGCGGGAAAGTTCCGGCGCTTACATCGGTTCCAACTTGCGAAACAGTAACAACGCCGTTTATAACGTTGTAATACCAACGCGCATAATTCGCGCCGCTGTTCGAATTTGAAACAAGATAACCGCTTGCCCGAACTTCAATAAATCCGGATAAATATTCATTTGCGCCGCCCGAGGGATTGAAAGTTGCTATTGTCGTCCAAGTTGAAACAGCCAGACGAAAAACTTTACGATACCAAATATCTTTAGTATCGACGGAAAGCGTTTCGCGCCCCGTCATTACTGGCGAAGCCGAAGCCGGAACGCCTAAATTTGAACGGGCCGTTACGGCATTGTTCAAATCGGAAAGATTCGACGCAATTTTTAATTGTGCGTCGTTAGTTACGCTTGATAAACCAACGTCGCTTTTTGTCGTTCCGTGCGGGTTGCCTGTTGCTTGTGAATGGTCGTATGCTGTTTTTCCACGGTCGCCGCGATAAGCTGTTGAAGAAGTTTCGCCCAACGCCAACGATTGCGAAATTTCGACATAAGCCGAACCCGACCAACGATAAGTTTTGTTCGTATCAATTGCGACGTAAATTTTACCGCTTTCGCCAGTTGCGGGAAATGCGGCCAAATTTGCATATTCTAGAACATCATCGACAAATGACGGCAATTGCGAAGCCGGAACTTTGCCATCAACTAGCGACGCAAAAGACGACGCGAACGCTAAGGAAATAGCAGCGGAAAGCGTCGAAAAAGGCATTCGCATAACCGCGCCGGTTGCAGAATCGCGAATTAAAAGCGTATCCCCGGAAGTAACGTCAATTGTTGCAATTTCCGGCGAATCCGCGAAACGTTTTTCTAACGCTACGTCGAAAACTGAATTACTCATAGAAAACCCCGCAACATTGGAAAACGGTCAAGCGAATAAATTTCGCCAGTTTTGTTAATATTCAGCGAAGGGGCTTTAGCTTCAAACGCAGAACCTTCTCGATTGAAAGCAAATGTCGAAACTTCAAGAGTTACCGGCCCGAACAACGGTCGCGTTAAATCGTCAGAACGATAAGTTCTATAAATAACAATCGGTTTAATTCCGAAACCGTTATTCGAAGAAACTTCGTCAAGTTCTTTCGGCAATACTTCGCCCAAATCGCCAAGGTTTATTTTAATCGACTGGTCTAAATCGTCGCGAACCCCTGCGTTTTCGATTTGAAGCGGGTAATAATCAAACGTCGCCGAACTGCCGTTTTCAAGAATAAGCGTAACGCCTTCGACCGCATTTCTAACAATACGATACGTTTTTGTAAAATTCGGATGCGAAATTTCAAGCGTTTCAAGTTGAACAATGCTTGATTTCGACTTTAAGAAAAATTCGGCGTATGTCGTCATTTAAACAATTCCCGGCAAAGTTTGGTTTATTTCAATATCGAAATTTTCTTCAAAAATTAAAAACAAATTTTGCCAGTTTTCGCCAAGTTCCCCATAAAGCGCAGCAAAAGCGGCTTCATAATCGTAATCAATTTCAGCCGGATAAACTTCTAATTGCGCCGAAACCCAATACGTTAAGCCTTTTTGCCCTGTTAGCTGAAAGCTTCCCGGCACGAAATACGCTTTATGTTCCGTCAATGCGGGTTCGTCTAAAATTAAGTCGATTAGAAACGGTTTTGCGCCTTTCAAAGTCAAAGCGCGATAAAAAGAACGCATGTATTTGTAATCGTTCGTTCCTAAAATCCAAGCCGCATCAACTGTTGAAGTTGCGCCCAAAATATCGCGACGATAGCGCGCCGCGCCGCCGTCAAGTTGCGTTGCGACGACTTCTTTTCCGTCGGTTACGGAATATTGCGAATTGTCGGGCGGAAGAATGAATTTAGAAAGTGCCATAATTACCGCCTTCTTTCCGTTTTGGTATTTTGATTAAGCGACTTGGAAACGCTAGAATTCGGATTTCTGATTTGCGCAGCAACTACGCCCGGCGCTTCCTTTTGAACCATGTTGCGCGCTTCGTCGCGTGCAATGATTCGAATATCGGTTTCGCTAATTTGTTGAACTTCAAAATCTTTCGAAGTGCCGTAATTTTCAATATTGACGCTTACCGCAGCGCCGGAAGAACCCGAACCCGCCGAAGAACTGTTTGAAGCAACATACGAAGCGCCGTTGCGGATTGCTTCAAGATTGTTAACGCCGATACGTTGCGTCGAAGCCGCGTCGAAAACGAATTCGCGACCATGAACAAGCCCGGCAATTTCCTTCGTGCCCACATTGCCCGTATATCCGCCCATTTCAAAACCTGCCATGCTGGCAAGGGCCAAGCCTTCGGAAAGCGCCGTCGTCGCGCTGATTCCGGCCATTGCCGGGGCGCTGTTGGCCCCGAAACTGGCAAGGGATACCATAGCCGCAGCCGGTGCCCAAGCCGCCGCCGTAGCCGCTGCCGCTGCCGTACTCATGGCCGTTTGCGACGCAAGCGCAGCCGCACCCAAGGATTGACCAAGGGCGGCATTTACAACCCATTGAATGCCAAGCTTGACAAGTGCGGAAATAAGACCGGCCAAAGCTTCTTTGGCAACGCTGTTAAGTGCGTCGCCCAAGTTTTCCGAATAAACGATAGCCCGACCGACGCTGTTTGCAAAGCCGTCTGTAAATGAAGTGAAGAAGTCGCCGAAGGCCGAAGAAAGCCCCGACATTACGCCTTCATACTGCGAAACAATCGAACCTAGCGAAGAAACCATTACGTCGTTAAACGTTCCTTCGCCCATTTGAAGTTTAAGGTTCGTCATATCCAAACCGATTTTTACAAGTCGGTTCGAATAAGCGTCAAGATTAATCAAGCCGCGTTGATAAGCTTGGTTCAACGCTTCGGTTTGCTGTTGAAGCGAAATCTTCTTACCTTCGGTTTCGGCATAAATCTTGTTCAATTCTTGCGAAACGGCGCGTTCTTGCTGCAACGTTTCAAGCCGCTTTTGCAATGCTTCGGTTTGTTGCTGCGTCAAAACAAGACCTTTTGAATAAAAGTCGTTTCGATACTGCAACATTTGTTGTTCGATTTCCTGTTGCGGCCCAAGCTTCGCCAAAATCTGCGATTGTTGGTCAAGTTCTTTATTAATGTCGGCAAGCGCGTTCGCCGCCTTTTGGTCTTGAATCGCTTGAAGCTTTTTGCGGATAGATTCGCGTTCGCTATCCGTAAGCTTGATTTTCTTATCAAGCAAGTTATTTTCAATTTCAAGCAAACGATTGGAAACGGCGTATTCCGGCCCCAAGCGTTGAAGCGCGGTCAATTCTTCGTCAAGCGCGCGATTTACTTTTGCCATTTCGTCGGCGCGCTTTTGTGCAGCTTTCAAAGCTTCGGCGTCCGGGCCTTCTTTGCCGGGCGTGCCGGTTCCGCGCAAGTTGCCAGTTTGCGCACCTTCTGCGGCGCGACGGGCTGCGCTAATTTCGCGGGCGCGCTTGTCAATTGCGCCGACTGCGTTTCCGATAAAATCGGTATTAAATGCGCTAGAAAATGCGGTTTTTACCGTTCCGGCTAAATCCGAAGCCGCGCCGGTAACTTCCATTTTGTATTTATCCAGCGAAACGCCCAAGTCGGAATCGAAGATTTTTCCGATACCTAGTTTTTCCGCGCCTTGGTTTGCAAGCGACGTAATTTTGTTAATGCCTTCAAGCGCAGCATTTACAATTTTTTCGGTAATGCCAACGACGCTATTAAGCGCCATTGCGAAAATATCTTTCATTGCAGCCGGGAAAAGCTGCCAGCCGCCGACGACGGCGTTATAAGCGCCGACCCAAAGGCCGATATAACCATTAACAACGGTCTTTGCGAAGTTCAATACAAACGAACCAACGTCGCGGAACTTTTCGCCCCAACCGTCAGTCTTGGCGCTGATAAAGTCGATTGCAGCGTTCCAACCTTCCTTAATATACGACCAAGCAACGCCCGCGCCATCGGCAATAAAAGACCAAACAGCCAAAGCCGTATCTTTCAGCGTAACCAACCCGTCTTCGCTTACTTTTATTTCATCGCCAAACAACGCAAGCGCGGCAATTGCTGCGGTAATGCCGACGACAAGCAAGCCGATAGGATTTGCAGCAAGTGCGACGGTAAAGGCCCAAACGGCAGACGTTGCAGCCGAAAGCATACCGACCAAAGCCGGGCCAAATGCGACCAACAGCGCAGCGCCAAGAACGGCGGCGATTAGCGCAACCGTCTTCATATTTTCGCCAAGGAAAATAATAGCCTTCGAAAGACCCGCCGTAATTCCAAGCTGTTTATTAATTTCGCCGAACGTCTGCGTCGCATTGTTGCGAAGAACGGTCATCGCCTGCGACAATGTGGGCACGGTCTTTCCAAATTTCGCATCAATGCCCGCCGCTGCGTCTTGGAAAGCTTCTAACATTACCTTTGCGGTAATCTTACCTTCTGGCGCAAGTTTCAACAGTTCGCCGCGCGTTACTTTAAGACGCTTCGCGATTGCGTCGGCGGCGTTCGGCATAAGTTCCATAACCGAACGGAATTCGTCGCCGTCTAGTTTGCCCTTGTTGAAAGCTTGGGACAATTGCAGCAAGGCCGAACCGGCTTCGTTTGAAGTTGCGCCAGATACGACAAGCATTTTATTAACCGTTTCGGTAAGCCGCAACGAATCGTCTTGCGACTTGCCAAGGTTTTTCAATGCCATATCGAAGCGCGTAAATGCCTGCGCCGTTTCTTGAACTGGCGTTCGGGTTCGATTGGCAGTTTCGAAAAGTCGATTCGTCAATTCATTTACTTGCGCTTCGCTTTCCGATACGTTTTGCAATTTATTTTGCAATACCGTATAAGCATCGGCGGCGCTAAGAATCGCATTCGCAGACAAACCGACGCCCACAAGGGCAGCAGCTCCGCGAACGAACGACATAATAGACGAAGCGGCGTTGCGCGACGATTGCGCGGCCCGGTCTTGGGCCTGTTGAAGACGAAGCGCGGCAAGCGCGGCCCGGTCGGCTGCGGCTTGGGCCTGCGATTGTGCGGCGGCGGTTCGTTGCTGTTCAGTTGCCAGCTTTTGCGCTGCGGTCGCGCTGCGTTGCTGTTCGGTCGCCGTGCGGGCCGTAGCGGTCGCCAGTTGTTGCGCTGCCGTTTGGCCTTGCGTTTGGGCGGTCGTTGCGCGCGTCTGCGCTGCGGCGGCTTGGGCGGCTGCGCCTGCGGTGCGCTGTTGCTCAGTCGCCAGACGTTGCGCGGCGATTGCGCTTTGGTTAATTGCTTGCGTTGCGCTGTTGGCTGCGCTTTGAATTTGCGAAAGCGCGCTGGTATTCAACGACGCAAGTTGCGTTTTCAAACGTTGAACGGCGTTATCTGCGTTTCGCGCATTTTCGGCAATCTTTAAAAGCTTGTTCGAAATGGAAGGCGAAACTTTGTCGGCAATTTCAATGCTAATATTTTCGTCTGCCATTTCTTTTAATCCTTAATCTTGAAATTCTTTTTCATCTTACGGCCAATTAAAACCGACCGTTCGACAAAACCCGCAGGGGCTTGCTTCGAATAACCGTCATTCAAACGGCGAATGTACGGAAGATTATTCGTAATATAAATTTTTTGACCCGGCTTTTTACCGGCAAGAACTTTTCGCGCTTGGTTAATTGTTTCGGCTGCGCTGGCTTTCTGCGTCGAACCGCCTTCGCCCGGATAATATGGCTTAATTTTCGCGTCGGAAGGCGAATCGAGCGTTACAATCCAGTTCGACAAAGCTTGCGAAGTATCAACCGGCGTTTTAAAGGCTAAGTCGCCGACAATGGTTTGCGCAGTTTCGACGGCAAGTTGCGACGCGGCGGCGTCGATTGCTTTCGCCTTCCGTTCCATGCTTGCCGCCAAATCTAACAAACCTTTCGACATTACTTCTTAGCCTTTGTTTTACTTTCCATCTTCGCCGAAATTCGCTTTAAATGTTCGGCATCCAATCTTCGAACATGAAAGAACAAATCTTCGGTTTGTTCTTCGTCAAATTCGAAAGCCCTTGCATATTGCGCTATACTTGTCCAAGGAATCGGCGTCGGGGCCATGCCGTGCGACCTTTCCGAATCCAAGTCGAAGAAAGCTTGGATATACAGTTGCAAACCTACTTCAAGTTCTGGCGCGTTGGCTATGCGGTCGGGTATTGGCTGGCCCGACCGCATAGCTTGTTTAGCTATATTCTGTTCGATTGGGCCAAGTTCCAACAGATACGCCAAAACTTCGTTTAGTTTTTTGCTTCTTCTTCCAAAGCCAAATCGCGGAAATTGGCCGATTGCTTGGCTTCTTCTTGCAGCCGTTCATAAACTTCCGGCAGGTCTTGAAACAGCTTGACGGCGGTTTGTTTGCTGCAAGGCAGTTCGGCCCCGTTTTCGTCGCGAACGTTCTTCCAGCCCTTCAAGACCGTATCGACAAACACGTTCAAGAAGATTTCTTCGGCGACTTCGTTTTTCATCGTGCCAAGTTCAATTTGACGACGATAAGGCCGGGTCGCAGCTTCAAGCGCCTTCGTGTAACGCTTGTTTGCCTTGCCCATGCGCGAAATAACGAAAGTCGGAACGGAACCGTCGTCGTTGGTTGCTTCGTTGAATTCGATTTCGACGCCTTCGGTTTCTTTTTCGGCGTTCGTTTTGAATTGTTTGTAAAGCGACATTTTGGAAACTCCTTCGAAGTTAAGAAAAAGGGCGGGAAGTTCCCGCCCTTGAATGATACCCGAATTAATCGGGCATTGCCACACTTGGCAAGTAAGAAAACGCTTCGTAAAGCATCGTATAACCGTTCGCGTTTTCCGCGCCTGCCGGTTCAAGCGGAACGGTAATCGGCGCGTCTTTTTCGACATTCAGACGACCGCCGCCAAGGCCAAGCAACGGAATGTCGAAGACGAAGCCCGCGTTTTTCGAAGCGCCGATAATCGACAAGCCAACGTCGGCGTTTTGACGAACAGCGCGAACGGCGGAAATCGTCGTAAAGTAAGCGGTAATGGAACCGCCAACTTCGAAATTCCCGGCGCTGGTATCGAAAGCGCCAAGCGTTCCGATTGCCTTGTTCGGCGAAACGTTGTTGTTAATCGAAACGTTCGCTTCGGAAACGTAGCCGAACAGCGCCGAAGGATTGGAAGAAGCCGGGTCGATTACCGACATTTTGATTCGGTAAATATCCGACGAAGTATTGTAGGCATCTTCGCCAGCAACGCCGACGCGGGTTCCGCCCTTGATTTCGTCGCCAGCTTCGCCGCTGCGGTGCGTATTGTCGCACGCAACGAAAGTCAAATCGGCGTTAAGCTTGTCGGCTTGGGGAACGTTCAACGTAAATTCGTTCGCTACTGCGCCTTCCAAATATTCGGCTTGCGTCGAAGTCGGGCCGCTGCCCAATTGCCGTTCGATGTTGTAAGAACGACGCTTGATAAGCGACGGCGTTTTTTCGTTTTTGACGACGGTTCCGACGAACAAACGAATCGTTTTGCCCGTACCGGCTTCGGTCGCCGGGGTGAAACTGGTATCGTCGAAAACGATAGCTTTTGCGGCAATCGACTTGATGCGCGCATAGCCCACATTATTAGCGAAGCGGGTTCCCGCAGCATCGCCGCCAATGAAGACCCAAAGGCCGGGAATCAGGCCGGGAAGGGTCGTAAAGTCGGCAGCGGTTGCAACAAGCGACGGAATGCCCGAAGTAACGGCCAAGCTAATATCGCCGCTTGCGAACTGAAAGCCGACCGTTTCCAGCTTGGCAGCGGCAGGCGGCGAAGCTTCGTCGGTCAGGGTTTCATTTACGACAACGGTTCCGGCAGTCGAAGAAGCGACGGTTTTAAGACCGTTGTTCGCCGCATTCGTGAAGCCGGAAGCGAAAACGATTTGGTTTGCGGCAAAGCTGCCAAGGCCCGAAGCTGCGGCGTAGGTCTTCGACGAAGCGGTTACGCCGGTCAGCGGAACAGCCGCAGCATTAAGCGCCTGCGTCGAAGGCAGTTGCCGGGCGTCGGCAAAGAAGAAGCCTTGCAGCAAGCGAACAAGGTTCGACTTCGTAAAATCAATGTTGAAACCGCCCGAAGCGTCAAGGTCGGTAATCGTACCTTTCTTGTTTTGGCGCGAAGGGTCGATGGGCGCACGCGCGACGGTCGAAAGTTCGCCGCCGAAATCCGAATAGCTATTCGGTTCCAGCCCGTACCAAACCGGCGTTGCCGGAAGGGTCTTCAACGATTCTTCTTCCGCGAAGGCAAGCCCGGTAATGTTCGAATCAATTTTGTTAGTCATTTGGAAAACTCCTTATGCTGTTTCGTCGTATTCAAATTCGGCAACGACGTTAAACCGATAGAACAGGTTTTCGGGCGATAGTTCGTTAATCCTTACATTGCGAAACCAAACCTTGTTCGGCGTAGCTTTGCCGCGATAAGCATTGCGGGCAATTTCTGCAAGCTTTCGGCCAACTTCGCCAGAATTCGAAATAGACTTCGGGCAAAAGATTTGCACAAAAACCAAACCCGAAGCGGTATAACGTCGCTTGCCGTCGTTACCGGCTAACGCCGTTTGTTCTTCGAATACGGTTTGAATCGACAAACGCGCCCAATACTTCGAAGAATCGGGTTCGGCTGGTTCTTCGACCAACGGCCAACGAACATCCGGCACATAACCGACAAGCGAAGACGTTTCGGCAGCGTTCCAAGTCTGCCAAAAAGCCCCGCAAATTTCGTCGGTCGCGCCGCTAAACGTCGTTGTCATTTAAAAACCATCGTATAAAGTATCGTTTGCCCGTTCGGGTTCAATTCTTCAATATTGAACAACCGAAGTTCTTTGCCGTCGCGAATAACAACGTCTTTCAACGACGGTTCGAAATCGACCGCGCCCATTAGGCCCAAAACTGCGCCCATTGGAACTTCGCCGTTCGTCATGTATGAAAGCGATTCGTAAGTTTCTTTATCAACGGTAAGAAAACAAATCGTTACGTCATGTTCGACCGGCGTTGCGGGATTCGTCGGCTTCCAAGGCTGCGACGGGTCAGCCGGGGCCGCATCGCGAACAATGCGCCATTTAACAGCCTGCCCGTTCTTGGCAATAAGCCGCTTTGCTGTTTGAATTTGACGGTCGAAACGGCCCATATCAAACCCGGAAAGTTCGAAGCGCAAAGCCGGTCATTGTTGAACCGAACAACTGTTGCAACAGGGCTTCAACGCTGGTTAATGTGGGCGTAATTCCAACTTTCGAAGGGTCGGCGTATTTCGTTGTAATCGGGCCTACCCGTTCTTCTACGACAAAATCAGACGCCGAATAATTCGGCATAATATCAACGCCTTCGTTAATCGCAAGAACGGTCGCGCATTGGGCGGCTTTGAGTTGCTTCGGAATTGCGTTCGAAGGAAAAGCGGTTTCGCTTCCGCTGATATAAACGTCAATTCGCGGCCATTGCAACGGCTGGTCTTCGTTCGCGATTTCGCCTTGATAGCGATTTGCGAACGATTCCAAATAGTCTTTGGCCTTTATGATTTGAACGGCTACGTCGTCATCCGTTGCAGACAACGAAACGCCGCGTTCGGCAGCGTATGCGCGAACTTCGGCAATCGTAACGAACGAATTTGCGTTGGCTACGTTGGAACCGTCTTCGATTGTAATTGTAATTGCCATCGTTTTAACCTTCGTTCGTTACGGTTGCCGCCTGCCCACACTAAGCGGGCAGGTTCCGGGCTTACTGCGGGGCGTTGGGCGTCCAAGCCGGGGCCGCTGCGGGCTTCTGGCCGGTTGCCGGGGCTTGGGCCTGCGCGCCAGCCTGCGGGGCGTTGGCGGGCTTGCCTGCGGCCTTGGCCGGGGTTTTAGGGGCCGGGGCGTCGCCTACCTTCTTCGCCAGTTCGGCCAGCTTGGCGGCATGGGCCTTAATGGCTTCTTCGGCGGTCGGAAGTTCGGCGTAAGGGCCGGGAATGCAACCGGCTACGCCGTCGCATTCTTCCAACGCACCTTCGGATGGAACGGCGCGGGCGTTGCGGAAAACAACTTGCGCGGTCAGCTTCGAAGCGGCTTCGTAGTCTTCCGGGGTCGGGGCGACGCCATCAACGAAGAACAGGATTTTTGCGGGTTTCATGGGTTCAAACTCCAATCGAAGTTACAAGGAAGAAAGGGGCCGAAGCCCCTTCCCGTTCGGTCAATTATTTGACTTTGACGACGACCCCGGCAAGGTCTTTGTGTGAAGTCGCGTATTTGTCCCAATTGGTCGCGGTCAGCAAAGCCGCGTCGTTGGGCGACTTGCCGCCGTTGGTCTTGTCCCAAGCGAAGCCGCGAACGCCGACGTTGTAAGACCATTCGGCTTGGAAAGTGCGAATGATATTTTCGTCGCCGTTCTTCGCTTCTTCGTTCGCGGTGTAATCGTTGTTTTGGTCGATAATTACCGCGCCCGGAACAAGGCCGAGAACCGCGTAATTGTTCGGCGTGCCGGTAATAACCAGATTCGGGGAATCGGTCATAACAAGAAGCTTGCCGAACGGGTCGCGAATTACGTTGATATTGCCGTAATTGAAAAGCTGCGCCGCGTTGGTCAAGTTCTTGCCGTACAGGTCGAACATGGGTTTCGAGTGCATAACCCAAGCGGAAATCGTCGAAGCTTGGTCGCCGAACTTGGCTTGGCCGTTGTTCAGGTTGCTAAACGACAACGTATCTTCGGGCGAAGTGTTGCCGGTAGCGTCATAAACGACGGCGGATTGGGCCGAAAGCGCGGCGTAAGAAGCGCCAAGACCAACGTTCAGCATATCGGCCATCGTATCGACGGCCAGTTGTTGCCCAAGGGCAGCGCCCGCGACTTCCGGGTTTTGCTGAATCCATTTGAATTGGCCGGGGTCAAGGCGAACAGGCGGCGTACCGGCTGCAACCTTAACCATCGTATCGACAAGATGCGCCAACTTCTTTTCGGCGACGCTGCCGGAACCGTAGGAATTACGGCGGCGAACAAGGCCGGAAATCTTGGCGAAAAATGCAACGTCGGAAAAGTCGCCTTGATGCGCGGCGGAACGAAGCGTAATCGCGCCGCCCGTTGCAGCGTTGAACAGGTCGATACGCTGGCGCAAAACTTCGGTCATCGAAGCGTAAGCGTATTCGGAATAAACGGCAAGGTCAGAAAGTGCCATGATTCAGTTTCCTTAATCGGTTGCCTTCGAAGCTTTGATATGTTCCGCAAGTTGTGCGGGGTTCATCGAAGCAAGGTCGGCGGGTTTATCGGAATTGTTCGGGGCACCGCCGCCGCTATTGTTCGAAGGCTTACCGGCACCGCCGCTAGCCTTGGATGCGGTAATGATAGCAGAAAAATCCTTGTTTGCAACAAATTCAGCGGCCAATTCTTCGACCGTCATTGCGGAAGGCTTGCCGTCTTTGTCCAAAACGCGCGTAACCGGGGCGTCGCCTTCGAAATCCGCTTGCAAACGCGATTTGATATGCGGCAGCAACAGCGCCGGGGCGTTGCTGATTTTCGTTGCGATTTGCGTTGCAACGTTATCGACAAGCGTTTTCGTTGTGTGGGCGGTCAGCTTGGAAACCTTGCCTTCGTATTCGGCTTTGGTATCGTCAAGCTTCTTTTGCCAAGACTTTTCAAGCGTCGCAATATCGCCCTTCTTCCGGGCGTCGTCGCCGTTGATACGGTCAAGTTCTTCTTGCGCTTCGCGCAACTTCGCTTCGGCGTCGCGGCGCAATTGGGCTTCGCGGTCTTTTGCGCGCTTCAATGCGCCCGTATCTTCGTCGCCGTCAATGTCAAGGCGGAAGCCGTCGCCGTCTTCGATATATTCCGCCTTGATGGTATCGGAAAGCTTTTCGTATTCAGCTTTGGAAAGTTTCTTTTTCAGTGCCATTTTTAGGACTCCTAAAGTTATGCCGATTCACCGAATCAGCGGGAAAGAATTTCGTTAATCTTGCGGCGGAATTCTGCCAGTGTAAGCGGGCGGGATTCGAACCCGGCCAAGTCTTTTTCTTTCAAACTTCCGTTTCGCAATGCTTCGGCGTCAGCTTCGCCCAAAATGTCGTCTTGAACGTCTTGGGGTTGATTAACAGACCAAGTATAAAACGATTCGGCGGCTATGTCATCTGTTCCCACAATGGGCGCAATGTGCGAACGGCACCGAATATGCGCGGGCGGAATCGGCCCGGCCCCGTAGCGGTAACGATGCCGGTTGCGGCTTCTGCAAATTTCGGTCGTTGCGTTGTCAATTACCGAATGCCACATATACCAACCGAACAGCGCCGACATTACGCCAGCCCCGACGATTGCCGAAACGTGTTGAACTGCGGTCGCCAATACTGCCGAAGCTTGAACGCCGACGCGCTGCAACTGCGACGAAGTGCCTTGCCGTACGTCTTCGCCGGTAATTGCGGAAATCGTTTCTTCTAGCGTCCAACCATTAGCCCAAGCTTTGCGAACAATGTTTTCGACGCCAGCTTGCGCGGAAGTTGAAAACGTTTTGATAAAAGGAACTAGATAAATTCCGTTTGCCGGAATCGGCGCGTTCGTTACAGCCGACCAAAGCCGTTCGTCATTTCCGGTAATTGCGGCCAATCCAAAAAGCGGAATTGCTGCGGTTTGGTTGTTTTCTTCTTCAAGAAAACGAACGGCGCGTTCGTCGCTTACGATGCTTTCGGAATCGTCTTGCAAGACGCTTTGCACATACGCACGGCGCGAAACTTCCAAGTCTGCGGCCATGAAGTCTTTAAGTTGCTTCAAGACTTGTTGCGTATATGCGTTATAAACCTTCGATTGTGAATCGCGCAGCGAAACGACAAAACGGTTTAGTTCGGCTTTCGTTAGGCCGTCAAGCGTCTTATATTTAACGCGGCGAAGAAGCTTGTTCAATTCCAAGCGCAATTCGGCCAATACGAAATTAAATTCGCGGGCCATTTGAACTTTAACACCTTCGATATAGATTTGATGCCGCGTCGCTATATCGTACAAACGGCGGTTATCCGCTATTCCCATGATTAAGCCCCGGCATTGTTGTTCGAATTATTATTCGAATTGTTGTTGCCATCGCCCGGCACATTCTGCGGCGTCGCAAGTGCCATTGCTGTTGCGGTTTCTTGCGCGATTGCTTCTTTTGCCTTCGCGTCGTCTTCGGTGGCCGTGCCAGACTTGCGAAGAACCGCGCGCATTTCTTCAAAGGTAATTGCGCCGCTTTGCCATTCTTTAATCGCTTGGGCGCGTTCTTCCGGCGTCATGCGGGCAATGTCGAAATCTGTATTCAATTCGAAAACGATTCCGGTTTCAGCTACGCCGACAAAACGGGCGCACCATTGCAGCGCCCAAACGTAAGCGGCTTGAACGTTTTTCGCCGTGCTGGAAAGCGTCGAACCTTCCGACGTTGCTTCTACCTTAGCTTCGAACGCGGTTCGTTGAACTTGCTTTTGTTCGACAAGTTTTGCGCCAAGTGCGACCATTTGCCGTTCTTTGGCTTCCATCGCTTCTTTAATCATCGTGTTTTCAGTCGCTTGAAGCAACTTCGCGTCGCCGCCGACCGGAAGCGGAATGCCGCCGCGCGAACCAAACGCGACGGTTCCTTTCAAAACGTCTTTAACCCATTCTTCGGTTAAGCCAGTAAGAACCGGCGTCGGTTGTCCGACAACGTAACAAGATTCTTCGTAATCCGCCGAATTACGATAATGCGCGATATTCAACGAAGCCAAATCGTAAAGATTCGGATTGTCCGGGGCCGGGTCGTTGTTTTCGCTGCCCACAAACATAAACGGGATTTCGCGAAGCGGGTTGCCATCGGCCCCGCGCGGGCGAAGAACCTTCGAAAGCTGGAAATTTCCTTTCGGCGTTTTGTAGCCGTCCCATGAAGTCGGTTGCGGTTCCTGCCAAATTTCCATAACGTATTCGCCGTTTTCATCCAGCTTCAAAACGCGGAATTGCGCGGCGTTTTTCATTTCGAAACCATCATCGGCGAAACAATAAGCTTCGGCCAATACGACAAGCGACAAGATTTCTTCGGCCCCGCGTTCGGTCAGTCGCCAATTGATAATTTCTTGCGGCGAATACGTCGTAATTGTCGGACGAACGCGCCCGGCTTCAAGGTCAGCAATCGACGCGCCGCCTTCTTGAACTTCGGGATAATCGACCAACAGCCCGGCGCGTGAATACGCCAGCGTAAGCGAAAGCGTCTTCTTCGATTGTTGAATCAAATTGACGCCGGTTCCACTGGCGTTCAATTCAACCGGCTTCAATAGCGACGGAAGCTTAACAACCGGGTCGCGCATGAAAACTTGACCGACAAGACCGGCCAACGTTCGACGGGTTACGTTATAGAAAACGGCCCGTTTCAAATACGATTCGTAACGGGCTTTATTTTCTTTCGATTGGTCTTCCGCGTTCGGCATGGGAAGATAAGTCGTTCGCGCCGCTTTTACGGTCGGTTCGCCGGAAATACAATCGCGAATCAGAATGTAAAGCGGAAGAAGCTTCGATAGTTCGGGGCGAATAAACGCAACGTTCGGCATTTTGATTTTTCCTTTAACTTGGCATGATTACTTTAAACTTCGACGCGCTGCGCTTCGAACCCTTCAAAACCCGATAACGTACCATATCGTAACAATGGTCTTCGGCGTCTGTATCAACGTCGTCGATTTTGTCTTTGTCGCGCGGCAGTGTGGGCAAAATCTCAATCGAAGTAACGCAATTTGCCATGAAGTATAACCCCGGCCCTTCGTTTTTAACAGCGGCTTCTAAGCGGTCGCGTATTAATTGAAGGCCGTTGCGTCGCGAACCGGGCGATTTGTCGGACTCAAGCCAGCGAATGCCCTTCTTCGACATTTTGGCTTCGATTGTTTCTACGTCGGCTTCGCGAACGTCGCGAATCTGATTATCAGCCGGGCCGGGCCAAGGCTGCGACGAAATCCAGCCGTTCGCCATCAATGAAACTTCACGGTCGATAATGCCTTGCGCTACGTCTGGCGCTGAAAGCTTTAGACCTTTGTTCGTTCCGATTTCTTCGGCCCCGTACCATTCAAAAAGCTGAATCAACGAACCCGGTTGCGGGCAAAACGAAAATACTTCGTCGCCGACGATAATTTGCGCTTCTTCGCCGTTAGCTTCGGCAAACCAACCGACCGAAAACGGATGCGACGAACCCCAATCGAAAGACCTATCAATTCGCCAGCCTGCGGGAATTACGAAGCGGGGTACGATATGAATTCGCGAATCCCAAACATCATCAAGCGCGCCGCCTGCGGTAACGTCCCAATCGCCATAAAGCCAAGCCTTACGCAAATTCGGGTCTTTAATGCTTTCAAGTTCGGCAATGTATCCGGGCGGAAGATATTTGTTTTCGCGATATGAACCGAAGATAGCGACTTGGCTTCGAACGACGATTTCGTTTTGTTGCGTCTGCGGATTGAAAATTTCAATCTTCGTTCTTACGACGGTTCCGCGCGGGGCTGCATTGATAAAACGACGCTTAACCCAATTATGGCCGGGGCCGCTTGGGTTCGTCGTCGAAAATACTTCAAGCGGAATCGGCGGCAGCGGAAGACCGTTCGGCGTCAAATATTCGCCTTTGTCGTTCTTCGGCGTATTCGTTGCCGGGTCGAATGACGACCGATTGACCGACATAAACTTATCGTAAAGGTCGCCGCTTTTATGCTTCGTTAATTCGTTCCAGCCAATAAACGGGTATTCGTGACCGTGGAAGCCTTCGTAATCCGAAATCTTTTTAACATGGCGAAACAACAGTTCTTCGCCAGTAGGCCAAACCCATTTATATTGGGATGCGCTTTCAAGAAACTTCGCACCGTCGCCGAATTTGCCGAACCATTTTTTCGATTCGGCGACAAGACCGGCCAAGTTGTCGAATTCCAAATCGAAAATAACGCCGCGCCAAAATTGGCCGTATCCTTTGCCAACATGGCGAAGGAATCGCATAAGCTGCGTTACAGTCTTTCCGGGGCCGCGTGCGCCTTCATATAAGGTATGGTCGGCGCGGGAATCAAGCGCGATAGATTGCGAACCGGGCAGCGGTCGCCAAACGATTTCAGGTTGCGGCATTGCCGCGATAGCCGACGACATACGCGCCGACTTAATCGCTTCTTCTGCGATTTGGCTTGCGTCTTTAGTGTCGGCTGCGGCTAACATTCAGCAATTCCCGTTGTTGCTTTGCTGCGGCGGCTTCCCATTCTTCATCGGTTCCATGCGTCGGAACTTCGATAGCGCGCGGGATTACGACTTGCACGGCGGGGCCGGTTTGCGGTTTCTTCGAAAGCCCCTTCAATTCCATAAGCTTATCAAGGGCTTTAATTCGGTCGTCGGCGTGCGGGCAATTTTCGATAATATGTTTTAGTTTTTCTTCTACATATTTTTCGTCTTCTGAAACGCCCGTTTCGGCTTGCGCGGCTTTTTTGATTTGCGCAATTAGCGATTTAACTTCGGCGTCGTTGTGCCACATTGACGCGATTTGCGCCGCGCGATTGAAGTTAGCCGGATGCACCAATTGCCCGGCTTCTAGCGGATTCATATTTGCGGAAATCATCGCTTCCGCAAATTTTAGTTTTTCTTCCTGTTCGGTCATGGCGGCAAGCCTTCAAAAGTCTTTTGTAAGACTATACCGCAACGGCTAGGCTTTGTCAGCCGCTTATTGCTTTTCGCAGTTCTTCGCCCATGTTTCGTTATGCGCTAGAATTTGCCTTGCGGTTCCGTCTGTCAATACGTCTTTTTTCGAAATCAAAATCGGTTGAACCCATTTGCAAGCGGTATCAATTACGACGGTTTTTGTTTCAGTCGCTTCTTTAATCCCGCGACCATTTATCGCGCAGCTTGTTAGCAGCGTCGCCAGCATCAAGCCGATTAACATTCGTTGCAACATCGTTCGCCCCTTTCACGGTTTCAACTTCGGTTTTTGCTGCGTCGCGTGCGGCGTCGATTTCGCGAACTGCGATTTCTTCGTTACGCTTGGTTTCCGCTTGCGCGGCTTCTACTTGCGCTTCGGCCTTGCCCACACTACGCGAAGACCGCATGGCGACGAACAACGCCCCGGCAAGCGACAAAGCGGCCAGAATCCAGCCGCCAAAGCGTTTCAAGCCTGCAAGAATGATTGCGGTCATGGTTCAAGCCTTCAACGTTTGCCCGGCCTGAAAATCGGCCAAGGTAAGCCCGTCTGTATATTGGAAATGCGGGAATTCGCGGAAGGTTCGCCAATCGCCCGCCCATTCCAGCCCGCAAGCTTTGCCAATTGCACCGATTCGCTGCCAAAGCTTCAAATCTTCGCCAGTAGTGCCCCAAACCGGCTTACCGTTGCGAAGCGGTACGACGTCGAATGCAACGCGCCAGTTATGCCAGCTTTGCCCGGCTTTCGCGTTCGTTACTTTCTTACCCGGCGCGGTTCGACCTTGGGCGTAAAGTGCGTTTTGCGATTCGGCGTCGCGATACGTCGAAGTAACAAGAATGTCGATACCTTCGGCCTTGCAACGGTCAAGAAACGCCGCCGCTTTCGCTGCGACAATCGGGTTCAAGTCTTCAAGCTTGCGACTGTTTATCATCTTCCGCCCCTTGGTTCGGTTGCAACTTCGATTGCTTGATAACGCGGGCAATCAACGAAAGAACAAAGATTGCGACGCCGACAAGCGGCATATAACGTTCGGGAAGATACGCCTTCAAATCGGCGGGCAGCAACGCCCAAGCCTGCAAAGCTTGGTCGGGAAATGCGATAAGAAAGCCGGTAAGCGCCGAACCGATTATGCCAAGACGAACCGACCAAAAGCGCCAGAAATTGCGCCAATCTTCGATAAGTTCAAGTTTAAGCTTGTTCATTTTCTTTCGCCCCTATGACTCGCCGATAAATAGTTTCAAATCCGGCAATTGCGCGCGTTCCCATGTGCCCGGAAATAGCGATTAATACCGCCGACATAGTTTCGGAAACGCCCGCAGCCCGGCAGAAATAAAACGTAATCAAACCCGCGAACGTAGAAACGACCAAATCGAAAACAAGTTCTTTAGCTTGGAACTTCTTTCGACCGTTACGAAGCTTCGTAATATGATTCACAACGCCGCCCCATGTTGAAAGAAAGAACGTTGATAAATACGGCATAAGCTGCCGCATCCATTCGACGAAATACGCCGTATTATTCGGGTCTTTTTCTGGCATCTTTTAATTTCCATTCGGTCAAATTCGGGCGCAATGGGCGGCGCAATTGGGGCGAAGTATAACCGAATAGTCGTCGTATAGGCAAGAAAAAGCCCGGCGCAATGGCCGGGCCTGTTGTCTGGAAGCCCCGAAGGGCGACCGGGGCGCTTACTGCGTGCGCCAGACACGCGCGCCGCCTTCGACGCTGCGAACAATGAACTTGCGGGTTTCGACCATGACGGGCACGGTTTCGCCCTTCTTGTTGGTCTTGGTCGCGCCATCGGCGGAAGGCACGGCATAACGGGCCGTCGCGCTGGAAACGGTCGAAGCCAGCGACTTAGCGGCATTCGGCTTGCTTTCGCTGTTGGCGACGAAGAAGCTTTGGCCGACTGCCAGTTGTTCGAACGGGTAGGTTTCGCCGCCGCGACCGCGACCGGAAATTGCAGGAACGGGAACGTTGTCTTCGATTTGGAACATGGTTTTCACCTTTTCAGTTTTGCCGGTAACGGCGGTTTCGGAAGTTGCTTCGGTAGGTGCATTGTTGCCGTTACCGTTGCTGTTGTCAAGGCTTTCAATGCCTTTTTGCGTTGCGCGGGTTGCGATTTCGCCCGCTTCGTTGGTCATGGCCGGGTTAATTTCGACCAAACCGGCTTCAAGCAACGGCGTATGCACTTCGGGCGAAGTATAAATGCCGTTGGCACCGGCTGCAACGATTGCGGCAAGGTCGATAACTGCCACCGGGTCAGCGGCGCGACGACCGGCCTTCTTACCTGCGGATTTGGAAGTAGCCATTTTTAGAACTCCTTTGCAAAGGTTAAATGAATGTCGCTTGTGTTACGACGATTTGAATTCTACGCTTAATTTTCCGACTGTCAAGCGTTCAACGAAATTTTTTCGAAGAATTTTTCGGGCCGTGCGTCTTTTCACATTCCGAAACGTAAGTTCCTTCGTAATCCGGCCAAAGACCCGACTTCACGTTGTCACAATACAACGCTACTTGCTGTTCGGCGTCTTCGGCATCCATCGCACCGACAAAGCCGAAGGCGGCGAAGAAGCCGACGAACGCGGCAATTGTTACAAGTTTGCGCTTCATGTGGGAACCCCTTTCGTTGAACATGACGGAAGCTTAACCGACTTTCTTTTGTGCGTCAATAGCTACGGCGACTTTTTCGACGCCTTCGATTGCTACACGCTGCGCAAGAAGTATGCCGTTTTGCATGTTGTTAAAATGCGACAATAGTTCTTCATTAACGCCGACGATTTCGCCAAGGTCGATAAGCGATTGTAACGCTTGGAATTGGTGCGAAAGCTGTTGATACATTACAGCCGACGCGCGAAGAACGTTAAACCATTCGGGCGAAACGCTGCCTTCGGTAAGAACAAGCTTCGGCGCTGCGAACTGTTCTGTATTCACTTGAAGAACGTTGCCCATTTCGTCGCGAACTAACCAACATTCCATTACGTCTTTATGCGTTACCATTTCAAGCCCCTTCAAACATGAACAAGCATTCTACGCCATGTTCGATAAAAATTCTTTCCGCTTCTTCGGCAGACGCGCGCCAATCCGGCGAAATGTGCCCACAATAAGCGACGACGCGGGCGATTCCGGCCTTTGCTATCTTGTCGGCGCATGACGCGCAAGGGAACAGAGGCGAAACGTACAGGGTAAAGCCTGCGACCGATTCGGCTTCGTGCGTCTGGCGCAATGCGTTGTCTTCGGCATGGATTACGACGGAATGTTGTTCGTCGCGCGTCATTGCCAAAAACGCTTCGTCGTCGAAGCCGCGCGGCGGGCCATTGTAGCCAAGCGACGCGATAGACCTATCAGGCCGAACGATAACCGCGCCAATACGCTTTCGCGGGCCTTTCGACCAAGCGGCGATATGTTCGGCTAGTTCCAGAAAGCGCGCATCCCATTTCGGCAGGCTGGCGCGGTCGGTATAAATGACGCGGCCCGGTTCAATGTGTCCGGTTGCGTCGCAGCGGTCGCAGTCGAACCAATCGCCGGGCGCAACTTCGACGCCGCAAACGCCATTGCATACCGGGCAAAGCGATTTAGTCGAAATCCGGTTCGTCGAAATAGTCGTATTTTGCATCGTCCATCGCCTTATAAATAGCTTCTTCAATCGCTTGATTATCGCGCTTCGAAAGACGCTTGTAAATCCAATCGGCGGATTCTTTCTTGCGAAGCGGGCGACCTGCGATTTCAACAATCGACCAATCTTCGAAGTAATCCGACATTAGCCCTACGTCTGGTTCGGCAGCGCAAGCCGTAAATTCTACGGTAATTTCCAAACCTCCTAGAACTTTGACCGTTGTTTGCATGGCTTGAACTCCTTTGTTCGTTCGATGGTTCAATGATACGAACAAACTTCGAAGTTGTCAAGCTTTTTCGGTTGCGGTCGCTTTCTTCGTTAGCGACAAAATGCCTTCGACGGTTGAACGCTTGCCGATGCGAACATTCGGCCCGAACTTGTTTTCACGATACAAAATATATTCTTTGTTGTCGTAATCGCCGCGTTCGATGATAAAACAGCCGCTTTCCTTCGCAATCATCTTTGCATGTTTAAGCTTCGTTATATCTTTGTATGTTGCAACCATGTTTTGCCCCTTATCGAAAGCCCGGTATAACTTCGTTCGGGTCGCCGCCTGCGGCTTCGAAGCCTTGGCAGTAACGGAACGCTTGCACCGCATCCATTACGCCGCCACAGTTGCGACAAGTCAGCTTTTCGCCGAAGCGCAACGCGCGGTCTTGCGGATAGTCGAACGCATGTTTCGGGCAGTTGTCCAAGCGTTCGCGGTTCGCCTTAACTTCGGCAAGAATTTTTGCGGAATCAATCATTCTATAACTTCCCCTGAACATTCGCGTTTGAAATACGTTGGCGGAATCGGGCCGATGTACGTTCCGCTTTCTTCGCTTACGACGAAGTATTGTCGAACGTATCCGCCGAATGCGTTTTTCGCGCGCAGCGTTCCGCAGATATTGGCGAACGGCCCGTTTCGACGATAGATTGTCGCGCTTTCGACTACTAGCGAATCCGGGTCATTCAACGAAGCGCGAAGCAAAATGCCCGCCGCCTTCTTAGAAGCTGCGACGTATTGCGCATCGTCGGCAAATGCTGCAAACGATACGAACAGCGCAAGCAATGCAACAAGCTTTTTCATTTCGCTTACTCCTTCAAAGTTGGCAATTCAACGATAATTCATTTCGTCGAATAGGTCAAGTATTGTTCGATAACTTCGGCGGCTTCGCGCCAGCTATAGCAGACGCACCAGCCAAAGCCCTGCGCCTTGACAAATTCGCCGAATTCGGCTTGTTCGTCAGAAACGCCGCCTTTACTGCCTTCGCGCTTTGGCTTTTCGTCGGGCTTCTTCATTTCGATATAAAGGCCCGACCATGCGCCGCGACGAACTGGCAACGACAAATCGGCGACGCCTTGGCGCACGCCTTGCGCCTTCATTTGTGCGCCGCGAATACGACGCGACTTTTCATCGTCGCCGCGACTTCCGCCATTCGGGATATGGTGCAACCAACGAAGTTCCGGCACCGAGGCACGATTGCAACGCGAAGACTTCGCCGCTTCAATGCCTGCGCCTGCGGCCCAATCCCAAGCAACCGCAAAGCCATGTTGGCAAGCTACGGCGCAAAACGCGAACAATGCTGTTTGGTGCGCCGCTTCGCTGCCGTTCTTTGCCAGTTGGTCGGGCGTCATAAAACCGCCTTAGCAATGGCTATAACAACGCCCCAAAACACAAAGCAAACGGCAACAACGCCAATCAACGGCCAATTAAAGCCGACTTGACGATTCGGGCAGTCGCGACCTTGACGACAATTCCCATTGCAACAATTCGACATTTTCGTTACTCCTACGGCAATTTAAAACGGTCGCGGCAAGGGCAGCAAACGCCATTAACAAGGCGCTGCATATCTTCGCCACACTTCACGCATTCGCCGGGTTCGCCTTTTGGCATCGCCTGCGCCTTGCGTTGTATTTCTGCAACATCGGCGGAAATTTGAACTTCTGTTCGTTCGTCTGTTACGTCTGCAATATCTGCCATTGTAAAGCCCTTTTCAAGTTGATTTTATGCCCACATTAAGCAACGCGGGCAACTTCAATACAAGCAAATTCGTTATGTACGAAAACACGATACTTTCGCTTTAGCCATTTGCTATAAGACGTTGCCGAACTGCGCAAGCTTTGCAACGTTCCGGGGCTAGCGTCAGCAAAAGGAACGGCGAACGATTCGCCAACAAGCAACGAATTAAACGGATATTTTGCGTTCGCTTTGTCTTCCAAACGTTCGTCTTGTTTCAACGTTGAAGCGTCGCACAACGCAAGCGCCTTCGGCGAAGCGTCAATAACTGCGTATTTCTTCGTTTGTTCAGTCATTATAAAAACTCCTTACTTAGTTCGCAATCCTGTATCGCCCAAACATTGCGGGCAAATCTTTGTATTCGGCGGCAAACTTCGACCGCACTTCTTGCAATTCGCGTCTTTCGACAAAACGCCTTTGCGACGACCTTTGCGCTTCTTCGGTTGTTGCATGGCTTCACCTTTAATCAATTGTTGAAGCATACAAGACAATTTATCAAGTGTCAAGCTTTTTATTAAAAGTCTTCTGTTATACGGATTGAAGGGTTCGTATAGTCGCTAAGTCATTGAAAACAAAGGATATATAATAATATAACAAAATATAATACCTAAAAAGACAGTTTATCAATAGTAGCTTTTGATTAAGAGTGCAGGCGGGCAAGGGGTCTAGGGGTCAAATCCTTATAAACGTTCAATCCTATTATATTCAACGACTTAGCCGTTCTTTTGCCTTATAAATCATTATACCGAAGTTTAAACAAAGGCATGACGTAGATAAAAAAAAAGACCGCTGAAGCGGTCGTAGCATTTAAGACAAAGGCCATTCGCAAGCGTAAAAACTGCCGTTGTATTCATCGCACTTTTGGCGAATGTCTTTCGGTAAATCTTCCGCTTCGCATGTTCCTTGTGCTATGTCGTAACGTGAATCTTCGGCGGATTGTTCGCACCATTTATAGAAGTCTTGGCCGATTGCTTTTCGAACATATCGGGCTTTTGCTGTTCCGGGCTTTCTGTATTGGGTTCGAATCATGGTTGCACCTTCGCGGGTCAATGTGGGCAGGTAGGGGCCGAAGCCCCTTCCCCGGTTTCAGCAATCGAACGAATCAACATTAGCCAATGCGACGACTTCGCCGGAAGGGTCGCGCAAGGCGGCTTCGTGCGTACCGTCGGCGCAAAGCTTGAAGGTTACGGCATAGCCTTCGGCGTTCTTCCAATCGGCGCTGGCTTCGTTGGCGCGGCAAGCGTTAAAGATAAGGTCGGTTGCTTTGCCTTCGGTAATCTTGGCGGAAGTTTTGACGTTTTGCATTTTGGTTCCTTCGTTGTTCGTTGCGATGATTGAATTATACGCTACGATTAAACTTCGTCAAGTGTTCGACGCAACTTTTTGCAGACGAAGAAAAGCCCACACTAGGCGGGCTGTTTCGGTCGGTCGGATTGGCCCCGGCGCGGGCCGCAGGCAGGGCTACACGAAGCGCACGGTATCCGGCAGACCCAAAGCCCGGCAAACTGCCTTGCGTCGCGCTGCGGCCTTGTCGTCTGGCGCACTTCGCATCCAAATATCGGCGGCGCGTTCGGCCTGTTCCCGGCTGGCTTCCAATAGAGCTTTAAGCCGTTGAACTTCCTTACCTTCATTCTTCGTAACTTCGACGATAGAACGGTTAATGTTAAGCTTTTGCATTGCGTCTTTTCCTTTCGGCTGCTGGTTAAGATGATTTGTATTCTACGCCGTAAAACTACGTTGTCAAGCTTCGAACGAAAAAAAAAACCGCCCGAAGGCGGCTTGAAGTTGCTTTGTTGTTTCGGCGCTACAATCCGAAGACTTTTGCATTCGCTATCATGTAAGCAACGGCGGTTGTTCCGTAGTCTTTCGCCAGCGTTGCCCG